CCAACAGTCTTACCTAGTGCGTCATCACCTTGATCATCGCCTTCGTAAACTTCAACTTTAATCTTTGGCTTTGATGCGTTATAAATTTTAAGCGCTAACTTTACGCCGCGAATTCCGTCAGTACCTGTTTGTGCTTCAGGTCCTGTAAGTGGGCCTTGGTAAGCGATCTTTAATGTTGTGTTAGCAGAAGCTGGTGCGATTGCTGATGCAGATGAAACAGCAACAGCTAGCGCAGCTGCAAATGCAACTACCTTGTTTTTCTTCATTAGTACCCTTCCTAGATTTTAAGTCAAAACCCTACATTTCTGTTCTGATACGAATGGAACAGGTGTATCTACACTGGGGTAGTAGGGTGGTTTTATGTAACCAACACGATCGATTCGAAAATCAGATCGGCGTCCGTGACGGGTCCGACGCGGCTTAAGTCGGTATTGCCTAACCAAGTAATTATAGGTTGAGGTCATCTTGGCCCGTATATATCGTCATCAAATGATGACAGGAGTGTAAGTTGGATTCTGGGTGTTGCTACCGAAAGCCAACCATTGGAAGGAGACGTCACGCTTGAGACCACTAACCAATCCTGCCGCAACGGATGCTGTGGTGAAATTGGATGGGGTCACGCGAACAAAACTACTACTGTCGGTAATCCCGGTCACAGTAATGTTGAACTGAATGGTGTAAGTCAACCCATTAGTGGAATTGACTTCTGTTACAGCACGTGGCACACGATTGCCGCCATACACCTCATAGCTGGAAACGGCTATACCGGTGTTAAGCAGCGTCAACGTGATGGGTTGATCGCTCGTGGTGGCCAACTGAAACTTGTCGGGGGTAGTTGGTGCGTACCCGACAAATGTGACCGTGTAACGACCATTCTTCCGCAAAAAGAATCGACTGGGCAAAGCACTGTCGACTTCAACAACATCGCCTAATATGCCGAGATCTCCATCGGTGGTGTAAGACGATGGCATAAGCGAATAAGAAGTGGAAGTCGCTGGAACGATAGAAGCCCCCTGCAAGAAAACCTCACACAGCTTGTTGATGCCTTCATCAGATGGTCCGACACCAACTGTGCCATCGGAACGACTGATGACACTAACGCCCTCAACGAAAGTGGGCAAGCCGTTGCCACCGATTACTGGCTTCATAAACTCAATATCGTAGCTAACCCAAATCTCGCCCATGGTAGTCCCGGTGGCACCAGGCAGACCCGTAGTCGCCAACTGGAACTTGCCATAATCGTAGAACCTGCGATCATTAGTATCCGCAGTCTCGTACGATGGGTCGCGGACATACAACACGTCTAACCCGGAATACTTCGGATCGCACTCAATAGCATGCACCAAACTCATGGATGGTTTGGTAGACACGGCGAATTCACTATTCTCCATCTCGATCTTGTTAAAGAAAGGACGATCAATGGAGTTGTAATTCGTCGCCATAATGACTGTGCCCAAAGCACCGCCAGCTGTAATGTCGCTGCTCATGGTCTTGTAGGCAAACACCATCCCATGGATCTTGTACTGACTGTACTGTCGAGCCAAAGTAGACAACCACGGGAATAGAACAGCATTTGCGGGATTGATCAAATAAGCCTGCAAGTTAAAAGAAGCCGGGTCGTTAGGCACCGTCAAGTCCTTAATGAACTCGCGGTGGGCAACTCGAATGCTATGATCGTTCTTTACGAATTGAGGTATCATGTCAACAGAAGTGGACACTTTGCTAAGGGAATTGGCGCGCACGGTGTAATTGCCGTATCCGGTGACAGCGGCCAAACCTGCGCCCAATCCTCGACCAGCCAAAGCACCCAAAGGGCCATACTTAGCTCCCATCTGGGCGCCGCGTTTAGCAAAAGTCCCCTTGGGTATCTTGCTAAGAACGCGGTCCAAGCTCTGCGCCATGCCGCGCAAATTAAAAGCCTTGTAGTCTCCCTTGCCTTTAATTTTGCGTCCAGCCATCGTTTTGTTTTTCTTTCTTCCTCCCTTGCGAACCATGTTTAACGTTTTGGTTCAAAAACCAAACCTCCCACCCGCCTCACGTTAACATGTTCTGCTCGTTTTCCTAGTGCGAGCTCCACAAATGCTCGTTTTAACGCGCGAGCTCCGCCACCGACAACATCAGTTGTCGACCTCAATAATGCTTGCAATTACTGCATTGGTGAATAGTACCTTGCCGCGTACGTAATCACTCCAAATGTCTGTAATTGCTTTCTCTATCTCATCCCTGCCAAACCCGTACCTGATGCGCAAGAGCTGATCTTCGAGCTCGAAATCCGGGTCGACGTCCCACGTTGTTGCGTACTCGGTGAAGCGCCTTTGGTCAAGGCTGACCTTACCGGCTCCAACGCAACGATAAGCGGTGGCGGCGTAATGGGTGAGAACAGATGAATGCCGTGCCTCCGCTATCAAGCTAAGGGCCTTGCTCCTGAGAGAGACATCAGGCGGATGTCCTGGATTGGCCAATCCAAAACGGAAGAAGACCTTGCCTAGCTTGGGGCATGCTCCGAAGGTACCATCGGCCAACCGCACGGGGTAGCAAGAGCAAAACTCTAACCGATGGTAATTGTCGCAATCGCCCACCGCAATGCCGTCTTCATCGACGAACTCGTAGACGACTCCGACACGTAGAGCGATCTCCTTCAAACATTGCGCAAACGGTTTGCCGGTTTTGAGGCACTCTAATATCGCCGCTACGACAATGGGCGTGCCAGTTACGCAGTTCTTCTGAATGGTGTCCGGATCGCCAGATGCCGTACCGCCCTTACGCTTATACTTGAATCCAAAAACGGAACGCCCATTACGGTTCAAACCCTGCTCCATATTATCGAACGCACGTCTGGGACAACCCATCTTGAGCCACTGGAGGTTGCCCAAGCCTAGCATCTCGGAGAGGGTATGCGCATCCCAACGCTTTGCGTCGATGGAGAAAATATGCTTGCCGGTTGATACGAGGACATCATCCCCGGTTATCATGACAACCGGCAGCCCTTGCTCCGCCAAATTGAAAAAGAGTTTGTAAGACGAGGTCTTGTCCCTGCCTATGCCGTATATCACACGTATTCCTTTATAACTCCTTTCCCCATTGCCGCAGTCCCTGAGGGCCTTACACAATGACATGCACCACGGTCCTGCGACGGCGAGGGACACGTCTCGACCAGCCTGAATAGCGCGTGCGTCTTTGTCGTACTCGGTTTGCTCCACCTTTAAAAACAAATTACGAGTCGTCGGGTCGTGGATCTTGCCTCCAACGTCATGGTATTTGGCCAGCCACGGGTCAGCATCCAGGTCCTTGAATGCCTGATCAAGCATGCCACGCCTCCGGGGTGGCATCGTCGCGAGCCACTCCTGGCGACCCATTGGCACTACCTTCTCATCCATAAAAAGCTCGTGCATGACCGATTCATACAACGGTTTGAAAATAGATTTGAAATAAACCTTATCCAAACAAGGAGTGACCATCAAAACCCTTTTGTAAATGGACCTCCTTTCATTGGCTGGAGTATGTGCTATGGGTGCAGGTATTTTGCGGGCGTCCGGACTAAGCAATGGGCCTACGACTATCATACCTTTTGGACGCGATTCCATCTGGCGGAGCGGGCACGGCTCCTGAATCTTGCCATCTTCACGCACGTCCGGTGGAGTAAAAGGAAAATCGTATAAGAAAGCCTGTCCGCACACGTAATTGCCATGCTTTAGTTCGTCATACATGCCATCGAAGACGTCGTGTACCTTCCGGCCAATCTCACTCCGACCCGCGAGCAAGTAACCGGAAGCCGGTATCACCAAGCACATCAAATTCCAGATCGTGTGTACTTTCTCACGATCGCTGAAATTCATGTGTGCTATGCCACAATGCATAGCGGCTCCCACCAAAGAAACAAATATGATTTTGGCTGGCGATGCATGGCCCCAATGGATATACATCTTCTCCACTACTTCATAAAAGGCGAAGACATAATGCCCATTCATCCGGGGGTACCACGTGAACGTGTCTGCCAGCCAGCCGAACCAACGCTGGCACAGGCTCTTAGCGCACTCCTCAAACGTGACGCGGAATAGAAGCTCATGCAAATATCTGGACTCGACACGATCAAGCGCAGTGACGGCTATCATCACGGCCTGAGCGTATCCAGGCACAATGCATCCCAAAGCGTAGCGGATGGTGGCATAGGCGGTCCGTCGGGCCGCGTCACTGATCTCCGGAATCGCTAATACGCTTGGCACACGCCACACAAGCTCAGACTGCCCCGTCATAAAACGGTTCCATGACTGGTGATAGCGGCGCCGGACAGGGTCGACTGGTCTGGCCATTACAGCCAGAGCGATGGTTGCGATCGTGCCACCAATGATAATTTGGCGAGAGTACAGCGGCAAGTTAGTCCATACATCGCAAATGTGTTGGCCTAGATCGCTCAAGCCACCGCTGATCCTGCCTTGCCATGATACCGCAGGTTGCTGAATCTGATCAAAGCTGAAGCCGCACTCCCTGGCATAATCACGCATGCGGATGTGGTATGGAGGCACTATGACGTTGCTTCCCCCGATGGGGCCCAAGATATGGCGCTCAAGGTAAGCTGAGGCCGCCTTCAACGCAGCTTTAAAAGCGTCATATGGGTGCTGAGCGGTGGCTCTGACCAACTGCACCGGTAGCTGATCAATTGGGGCAGACTGCGCCGGTAGCGCCATAGGCACAGGCTTGGGCAACGCTGCGATGAGTTGACCATGCATGCTAAGCCCCAGATTATGCGCGAGCAACGCCAAACCCGCGCCGAAACACAACGCGGTGGTATTGGACACATTCCGGCGAATCAAATATGACTGCAGGCCCTCACGCCCCAGCTCCGCTGCTTCGCCGGCGAGGCTCAAGCCGGCAGCCCCCCCAAGCAACGCTCCCACGGGCGATCGAGTCAGCATGAGTCCAACCGCAGCACCGATGCAAGCTGGCCTGTAGTTGGTCACAGCCGTAACACCGCGTATTTGGTCTGCAATGCGCTGCGCATCGACCCTGTCTGCCGCAATGGTGTCGCCATATACCACCAATCCTGGCCTCATGAAAGCACGTGCAGCGCAAATGACCAAATTGGCCTTATCCGCTGGTATGTGTGGCATGACTATCGACCTGGACCTTGCGTAGGTCAAAGCTGTGTCTGGATTCTGGCCGACGAATGTGCGCGCCACCATATCAAAGCTCTCCCAACTAACAGTGTGCGAATCGTTGAGCAATCCGCTGGCGATGATCTGGATCACTTTGCCGTCCTTAGTGAAGGTGTACTTCGTCCCACATAACTCCTCTACCTTGGTTGCGTTGACGCGATTAAAGTCATTGATGGGCCGCGGCAAAACTTCATCCGTGGTGCATCTTGTTAGATACCACACGGTTGTGCCCATGCTGGTGTTCCCCATGGGGCAGCTGCCAATAGAACAATCACCCACCGTGAACACCTTTGCCCATTTGAAAGCGCCATAGACTCCACAATTCATTGCGCGGCTTGAGTGGAGGAAATTAAAAGATGGGTGCACGTAATGCTCCCCGCCAACAACGTCCATCTCCACGGTATCGCCCATGCGCTCCCAAGTTGCCTCCTCATGTTCCGCATTAGTCCCACGACTGAACGCGTAATTGCCCTTGAAGCCGCGGAATGAGTGGAGTGACAAAATCACATCGCCCGACCTGCACAGCATAGCGAGTTGCTCAGGCGTGAATGCATACACGTGGTTCAAAAAGAACAATCGCCGCTTGCCTTCAGGATTGCACACCTCGCATCCCCCAACGTCCACCGTGGAGGCCAAATCAATCCGACACCGACAAGCGAGTGGGACATGGCCATCGGCACGGACCTTGACGTAAGTCTCGATCGCCGCCTCGCGATCGAAATCCTCTTTCATGATCAAGGGACACATGTGTCGAATGTTAGCTCCCACCACTGCCGTACCGCCGCTGATCATGGTCTGTATCTTGTCAGGCCTACCTCCAACGTCAATCGCGACCAAACCATCGCCGCCCGGCATGCTCTGCAATGCAGCAACGTACTCCACGAACCACTTGCATATCATGCGGCTCTGGGCGTGCAAAACAGCATGAGCATTGGTGGAGGCGTCAATCAAATTAATGTATCCTCCATCCAAATGGTAACTGAGCTGGTTGCCTGCGCCATCCATACCCGCTCCTCGCAACGCCGTGAGCAGCGGAAGAATGCCGTTGCATGGGATCTGAGATATAGGGCGGGCGTAATTGGCCAGCACGCGATGAGCCTGTGCCGCCACTGCAGCTGGTGGCACAACGCCAGCGGCCGCGGCGTTCATGAGTCGTTGAAGCGGCTGTTGGGAACCCGCGTGTGGAGCGATCACGACGTTGTTGGCAGCTGCGACGTTTTGCAACGGTGGCACAGGAATTGGCTGGAAATTAACCTGAGCATTAGCTGCTGCGTTGTTATTTCCAAATCCACCATTCGCAACCCTATATTCAACCGCATCACGCTGATCGTCAGTGGCTGGGGAATAATAACCAGTACCCGATAGGCACAAAAAGCACCTTTCAAGCAGAATGGTGTTGCGCAACCCATGCAATCCGCCTGACTCTCCGCTGATGAGGCCATCGTGGCATTTGGAGCACAAATAATGGCCGCATGGATGAATGTGTACAGCATAAAACCAATTCGGGCCTGGTGGCGCCGGGACTACAACCTGATTAAGGTCGCGATCATCCCTGGCAAAAGTCGCTAGGTTGTCGTAGCACAACGGGCAGCAATCCTGGGTGGTGAAATCAGCCAGGAGTCGCGCTGGTACGGGCAAGCGCGGGTGGCGCGGTGGGGGCGGTCCTCCCCTTTGCTGTCTGGGTTGGCCTTGCGCCGCTCCCTGTTGCTGTGCTGGGGGTGGTGGGGGCGGAGGTCCATTCTGGGCGTTTGCACGCCTAGGGCCTCCGTTTCTGTGGTTTCTCTGCCCGCCATTATTGGCTGGCGCATTCTGTGCATTGCCAGCATTAGCTCCTCTGCGCGGCATCGCGTATGGGTGAAAACGGTTTCCAAGCCCAGCCTGCCTAAAGGCTTCTGGGAATCGAGGATAAGCGGGAAAAGCGATGGATCAAACTTCAAACCCACTGTCGGAATCGACAAACCATTCATCACCGTACACAACGCACGGAACACACACCACCCTATTGCCATTCGAAACAGCGAAAGTCACCGGCAAAGTAATGACTAACTCTCCACTAATATAAACTCTTTCGAGCCCCTCCGCATAGATACGGTTAAGGTGATCCATCATAAAACGAACTTGAATTCGTGCCTGTTGATTAGTTCTTTAGGAGAACAGATGGGTTAGGCAGTGCCCGGTCGTGATGTGAATACGATACCGGGATGCTTCATGCTCCATATAACGACCATTCAAATCGATCACCATGATCGACTCGCCTATAAAACAAAACGGCCCACAAGGGGCCACGCCTATGCTACGATTTGTCGCGACCAAGTGCTGGGATGGCTAAAACTGGCGACAATCTACAACGTGATGACTAAGGAATCCCTCGAACTGAACTCATTTCATCGTCCAGGAAAGGTTTCCACCAAACTCATTTCATCGTCTGGAATTGCTCGTTCGCGCGCGAGCTCCGCTGTCATCATCACGCATTTCCCAGCGCAAATCGATAAAACCAGGCGTAATACCTGCGAATACTACTGCAGGCCAGGGAGTCCGGTTTCCGACTCCGAGGTAAATCAATCGG